AGATTAAGATTTTCTTGTAGGTCATAAAATCCACCTTTACCACCACGATCTATAACATTATCAAAATCTAAAAATCTTGGTCTACCATCAGACTGTGATACATTTCTTAAATAAAAAGAAATATCATCAGTCGTAACTGTATCTACATTTGTACCTTTTGGAGTTTTAATAAGTTCTGGAAAAACTTCTGTAAATTTTTTTGATTCACCACCATCAATTGATACTGTCATTTTATTAACAGGTAATACGTTGAAATTTTTTCCTTTAGCGTCAATTGTAACGACTTGAGGATTTAACCTTTTTGTTGTAATTAATTCTGCTATTTCACCAAATGATGGGAAGGCAGATGGAGAAGTAAGGTAGGTATAGGAAGATGCTACTATAGGTGACTTTGACATATAAACTTCTTTACCTAATGTCGGTCCTACTTCTTCTGGATCATTACGATTAAATCGACCTCTATAAAACAAATCATCGACATCAAAACCAAGTGCTTTTGCTCTTTCCATTCTTGATTTTTTGTCCATAGGCAAATCATAGTTCTTCATTAAATAATCATAATCAAGTCTTTGTGCTAAATTTGATACGTGAATTTTTTCGTTATCAGTAAGTTCTTTACCTTCTTTTCTTGTTTTTTTTATAAAGTCTATAAAGTTTTGTGTTTCAACTTGTTTTGGAGTCAGACCATCAAATTTCAAATTACCTAAATTAGATCCAAGTGTATTTGAACCCATTCTTACATTTGATAATTTATTTTTTAAACTAGTTGCAAACTCTACTAGCTTTGGTGCAAATTGTGTACCTTTTGCTATAACTGGACCTAAGACAGCACCTAATGCTCCTTGAGTTATACCAGTTGCAGATCTATCTAATGCACCTTCACCACTTAAAAAACCTTCTGTAAACCCACCAAGAGCACCAACAGTTGCAGAACCTGCCATTACTCCCATTCTCGCAATAGCACCAGGTGCAGTAACTGCTAATGTTGGTAAAATTCCTGTAAAAAAAGCAGCTGTGCTTGCTTCTGGATTTTCTTCATTAAAGCTTTTTAATTCTGCTCTTATGCTATCAAGATTATCACTATAAGATTCATCACCTAGCACACTCCTCATGAATGCTTCTATTTCGTCACTAGAACTAAAACTTAATCCTTGTGCAAATTGTCTACCTGCACCTGCAAGATCTTTTCCAAAATCTTTATTATAGATATCGCTAAATGTAGAACCTTCTGGTAAAGCACCAACTATCTGAACCATTATACTTGACCTCCAGATAACTCCCTAGCTAATATCTGCAAAGTTTCACTAAAACTTTTATCCAGTTCCTTCGCAGCTTTGGCAAACTTTTTTGGTGATACTTCATCAGCATCTATACCTCTACGTTTTAAAAAACTTTTGGCTGCTCTTATTTCTGCCTGTGCTACTTTTTTTATTGATGCTTTTGCCATTTTACCAAGCCTTACAACTCCAGTATCTTGCCTTTGTTTTAGGGCCAGGGTTATCACAGTTGTGCCTTGCCCTAAAATTTTTGCGTCTACCTTTTTGATTTTTCTTAATACGCATGTTTGGATCTCCAAAGGTAACTCTTTTTACCTTGTCACCATCCATTACAAATACAACTGACTTCTTTTTACCATAGCTTGTCTCCCCCTTGCGAATCCTGCGAGGGTTACCAATCTTTACTTTTTTACCTTTATACTCAGCCATTATTTTTTATGAATTGTTTGTATTTCAAAACTTGCTTTTTTAGATGCACCTTTATGTGGCTTATATCCACCAGTTGGATTCTTCATTAATTTAAATCCTTTACCTGACTTCATCCAATGAAATCCTTTAGGTGCTTCTACTGCTTTTTTTGCCACTTTTCTTCCCTTTCCAATTCACTCGTTTTGCTGATGTCTTACGTTTAGTCGCTGACTTTGCAGTTTTTGATTTACATTGTGCCATTGTCGGTCTGCACGCAGGATAACCTCTTTTACCACCAGTTCTCTTTTTTCTACCACAAGGTTTACCAGTTTTACAATCAACCCAACCCTTACCTTTGTTTTGACCAAACCACTCTCTTAATCCACCACTGGTACTACTTTTTCTTTTTCTTGGCACTTTTATTACCCCAGTTTTTCGCACCGACTTTACGACATTTAACTAATGCACCTGAACCATAAGCACTAGGCCAAGTACCACCACCTTTAGTATATCTAGCTTTTACTTTACGATAGCAAGCATCTCTTTTTGGCTTTTTCTTTTTTGTAGCCATTTATCTAGCTCCCTGCATTAATTCTGTAAACTCACTTACTTCATCAACCATTTGCTGATCAACTTTTTGTGAGATACTTGGTGTATAAGAAAAAGCTCTTTGAATATTAGTTTTTGGATCTAATGCTAATTTTGCAGCTTGTCTTTCAAAAAAATCTCTAAATATTAATTGACCAGGTACATCAAAAATTAAAGATCCTATATAATCACCTTTAATTTGCGAATCATACGTTTTATGTTGTGAAGGCACTACTTCTAAAGAAGTAGGTTGTCCTATTGATCGACCTGTTGCAAATGGTGGTACAGTTAAAAGTTGTGCATCAGATATTGCTGTACGAATAACACCAATATTAGGAAAGCCACCATCTTGTAATATTTTTTTATCCATTTGTTGCCAAAGCTCTCTTCTTATAGAACCTGGCATATTATTAACATATTCATCTATATTTTCTGATAATATACCAGGCCAATCTTTATCAAATTTTTTCTTAATAATGTTATCATATATTTCTGCTGATTCTTTATTAATGTTACTTTGTTTAATAATATCTAAAGTAGTATCAGACATCATCTTGGAAAAATCACCTGACTGACCTGCCATTGCAGTATAAATCATCAAAGGATCATCCATTTTTTCCATAGCACTAGCTTTTGATTTCATCGCATTAGATAATGATGCCCAAAGACCTTCACCCTCACGCATGTACCCATGCCCACCTTCTAATATTATTGGTGTCGTTAATTTTACATCCCCAACTTCTGTCAATGTAGCATCAGCTTTTGTTCTATCACCATAAGCAGGAGTTAACACACGACCTTGTAGTTTTGATATATCCACTGTTTCTTCTGGAACAGCTAATCCTGATTCGGTTCTTACAAATCGTACATCTTCTACAAAAGTAGGTAATTTAGTTTTACCCATTTCAGCAGGATCAAATTGTGGTTTTGTCGGTTTAGGTAAATCACCAAGAGCACCATACCCTCTTACTGAACGTAAGAATTGATCTATGGTAGGTTCAACTAATTCTTCTTTGATTAAATTAGATAACGCACCAAATAAAGGTATTTTTTCTAATCGGCTCACTTTTTCTTTTTTCTAAGCTTTTTTAAATCTGCTGATGTAATTTTCTTTTTATTTCCTGCAAGTGCAGCCAATTTCTTTTGTTTTGGTGAGTATTTACTAAATGGCATGTTAACCCCCTAACATTTTATTCATCATTTCTTGGATATTATCACTTGATCCGATCTTCATAACTTTGACTTTTACGTCATCACCATGATGATCTTCCATCATTTCTTCTTCTTCCATCATCTCTTCCTGTTGCTCTTCGCCAACACCATACTGATACTGGTGACATAACAATAAAAAATTTACCAATTGATCATCAGATAATTCTAAACCTTCTGTTGTATGGGGAAACCCCATCTTTTCAATAAAAAGTTCAGCATTTTCTTCCATGTTTTCTACGTTTACTTCAGCCATTTTAAGTTACTCCTGTTTCCATAGGGTCTGTAAAAGTTAGATATTCTTCTTCTGTTACTGGGTTGCCATCTGCATCATAATATAATTGCTCACCAGTTGTTGGGTTTGTTGTCATTTGACCACGATATACATCTTCTGTACCTTGAAGTTCAACTGTTTCTGGGTCACCTAATGCAAATCCTTCTAAATTTTCAGGGGGAATTGGTAATCCAGTAACAGGATCAAAGTAAAGACCTGATGCTTCGTCATATCTTAATATTTCATCTCCAATTTCTGGATTGTACCCATACCTTGTTAAATATCCAACATTAGCATATGGACCTAATCCACCTTTATAAGCTCTAACAGCTTGTGCAGTTAATGGTCTTTGACTGTAGGCATAGTCATATTGTAAACCTTGATTGTCAGTTCCTGTTATGTTATACGGATCAATTCCATATCCAGTATTGCTATATATCATATCACCAGTAGTAGGATTCTTTTCACCAATGTTAGAGAAAAAACTTTCCAACTGATCCATATCAAAACCTTGAATAGCATCTCCAGTCACTTGATAATTGCCATCAGCATCAAAACCTGCTTGATATCCAGGTTGATATATTTTGTCATAATACATCGTACCATCAGGCAGTTCAAAGTTCCTACCCAACAACGCATCAAGAAAATTACCTTCTTTTATTATGTCATTTAAGACATCTGTACTTTGACTTCGTAAAAAGTTCTGTGTGCCAAGAGATTCTGTTTGATTAAAAAACTTTTCTAAATCGAAATTACTTGAATCTGGATTACTCATTACAAGACTCGATGTGCCAGTATTTGGGTCTACATCCATTCCAAAATATGCACCTAAATCAAATTGCCCAGAGCCTTGACCACCTTCAACAAATGGGGATGTTAATGCTTCTGTAATAGATGTTGTTGCTTGTGGTTGATTTTTAGCTATGTCTGCGTCAGCAGCTTCTTTTGTTGCGTGATATCCTGACCAACCTTTATGCAATACTGGCTGTGTGTATGTCGATGGGTCTTTATCTATTGTTTCATATACAGGGTCATCTTTTGTGCCAACATTTACCACAGCACCTAATTGATTCGGATCTCTTGTGATATTAGTTGCACCAACAGGAATACTTTGCCCTGTGCCAGTAACATCAACGTAAGTCGTTGTTTTTTCTTCCCCAGTAACTGGATCAGTAGTAGTAACATCATAAAAAACATCATTATCGCTTTTATCATCTTTGTTTGCTTCAGCAGACCTTTTTGCAGCTGTTCCAGGATCAACACCACCCCCAAAATATAGATTATCCCCTATGTCCTGTTTTTCCCAACTGCCTTCACTACCTGTTTTTGTTAGCACTGAGCTAATTTTTAAATTACTAGGATCTATGTTATAATACTGTGGACTTAATCCTTCAAACCCCTCGTCATCTCCTGGGTCTTTACTATAAACAAATGTCTGACCTGTTACTTCGTCACGCATGTAAACTCTTGTTTTACCACTACCTATTGTTTTAGCCCCTGTATCTGAGGTTAAATAAGCATATTCTTTTTCAGGTTGATCATCTGTACCTACATTAGCTAAAGCACCAACATCTTCTCCTGTACCTACATTAGCCAATGCACCAGTATCTTGAGTTGTTGTTTGTTGCTGTTGTTGTTGTTGCTGTTGCTGTTGTGTGTTTTCAGGTTGACCTGTAGCATCTATTTTGGGAGCACCATATTTTTGATTAATAGCATTTAACTCTGCCAACCACTGAGGATTAGTGAAAGAAGGTGGCCTTCCTGTAGTTACAAATTCTTTATATAATGCTGCAATTTCTTCGTTTTTTGACATTATCTAGCTCCCTGCATTGGCATCGATGCCATTATATTTCCTAAAGCACCACTCCCAATGCCTTTTCTTTTTAATTCCATAACTTTATTCATTAAATACTGTTCAGCATTAAATCCACCTTGTTGTGGTGGTTGACCACCACCCATTGGCAAAGCTCCCATTGGTTTAACAGGCCCAAAAGCCTGTGGATTAATTGGCCTTATCGTAGCTAATGAATTATTTGGGAGCATTTTTCAACATTTCCATTTGCAATTTAGCATTATTCTTTTCTCTCTCTAATTGCAGATCTGCCTCTAACTTAGTAATTTTTGCCTGTAAATCTGCTTGAGCTTTGGTAGCTTCAATCTGTAAATCTTGTTCTGCTTCAGCTTGTTTGATTTGTATTGAAGATTGAGCTTTGGCTTGATCAGCTTGAATCTGTGCTTGTGTTCTAGCTTTTAAGGCATCTGCTTCAAGTTTAGCAAGTTGTTGTGCGTATTGTAATGGATTCTGTTGTTGCTGTTGTTGGCCTGTCAAAGACTTCAATGCATCGATCTGTTGCATTTGTGGTGACTGTCTTACAACTTGGGCTGCTCTTTGACTAATCAATCGATCTAACTCTGGATTAATGTCTTTTGGTTTATAATTAGGATTCTTAAAGTCTGGAACTGGTTGCATTGGTACTCCAATACTTGCTTCCATTCTTTGTCGATATAATAAGGCAACATGTTCTGCAATATGTGCAATCATAATAGGTTGCATACCCTTTGTAGCATTATTACCACCTAACATTGGATCTTGTAAGAATTGCATGTGGACAGCAATGTGAGAATCGTGATCTTGTTCTGGAAAAGCTTTTAATGGCTTGCCATACATCACCGACATATTTTCATCAACTGGATCTGTTCTTGGTGCTTCATCAGGTTTCTTTAGTATTTCATCAATATTAGGTATTCTAATAGCTTCATACATTCTTTTGTATGCTTCATATAAATTATGCAAATCAGGTTGTGACCTAGCCATTTCCAATACAGCTTGTGCCTGTGCAATCCTTTGAGCCGTGCTAAAGATGTTGGGGTCACTGACAGGGAGAATATCAATGCGATCATCAAAGTCAGCAGCATATATTTCAGAACTGCTTCCAGAGAATGAAAATGTAAATTTTTCAGGCAAGTATTCTGCATTCAACCTGGCAAGCATTTTAAACTCTTGCCCTTGTGAATAATGAAGCCTTTTATGTATTGCAGAAAAAGCTTTAGAACCCTGCTCTATCAATGCCACTGTTGATCCAACAGGAGCATTTGGATTTACATCCCCAACATTCAAATCAGCCGTACTTGCAAATCTTTGACCTGCATCAACGATAAAACCTAATAAATTAAATAAAGATCCACTAGGTTCCTTGAATGGCAATGGCATTATAGCTTTATTAACATCATCAACAGTCGCATCTAAATCAACAAACTCACCAGGATTTACCTGTACTTCACCCCCTGCAACACGACCTCTTAATTTAAAACCACCTTGCATATTAGCAAAAGCAGCCGAATCAAGTAATGCTCTTAATGAACCAGTGGCTGCCTTACCTAATCCACCGATTAAATGAAATAATCCAAACCCATAAAAACCCAAACCTGGCAAGAACTTATAACTGACAAACCAATCTCTACGTTTTTTCTTTTCGTCATCTTCTTTGTAATTGCGTCTAATGCTGACAATCTTTTCACTATCATAATCAATTGTGATCACATATGGAGTGGCTACAGCATTTTCATCTTCAGGATCTACCTCATCGATTTCATCAAACAATTCATAAACATGCATTTCCAACAAAGTCATAACTTCATCTTGTTGGTCATCACCATAAGTATTAACACCTTCGACTTCTCCGATAGTGTCACCAGATGGATCAGAACCATCACCTGAATATTCACTAGGTAAATAATATCCAGATTGGACATACTTATTATAATCGTTTTTAGGTAAACGAATTACTTGTGTATATCTTGGTGAAGTCATAAGATCTTTGCTCTCTGGAGCAACGACAAAATCTTCAGCTTTAATAAACTGAGAACATTGCCTACCCATATTACTATCCCACCAGACTTTCTTAAATGTCTGACCAACTAATGGTAAATGAAACAGCATTTGATCCAGATCAGGAAAGTATTCTGGCATCTCTTCAACAATCTGATAGTTCATATATTCACGAACTCTTCTGGCTTGCTCTTCTGTCTCTTCATTCGGAGTACCAACAATAACAGTTTTAACTGGACCACCAGATGGATAAAGTTCTGCAATAGCTCTGGCATTAAACTGAGTTGCAGCTTCTGCAATCATAGGATGTACGACTGTTGATAAACCTCTGGTAGCTCTTTCTTCTTCTGATTCTTCTTGACCACCATCAGGATCTAATGTCTTTAATCCTTTTTTATATCGTTCTTCCCATTCCGACCTAGCACTTTTATCATCTTCATAAAGCGAGATAAGAGTTGAAGCTTTCTTCTGTAACTCTCTCTCATTAATTTTTTCAGCCAGATTTTCATCAAACTCATCTTCAGTCTCTGCAACTTGATCTGTATCTGGATCTCCAACAAGAACTTCATCACCAACTGATTCGACTTGTAAATCATCTGGTGGAGCACCTTCAGCAAAAGGAATTTCAACCATATAATGTTATCCTCTTTCTCTCTTCAAAATCATCGTCAATATCATCATTTGAATGTGTAACAAACCAACCCTTGCGTAATCTTAACCAAGCCTGAGTACAAGTGTCAACAATATCGTCATTTTCAGTGGCAGGGAAAGTTGCACATATATCAATTAGGTCTTTACACCATTTTTTGTTTGAAGGATACCAAATTCTGCCATCTTCCAATAATGCAGATGATGCATGTGCTCTGGCTTCCTTGTCTCTGTCAGGCATATATTCAATAACAGGAACTCCTGCCATGCGTAAATCTTGCAGTAAACTTTGACCAGAAGCCTTCTTTTCTATCAGTACAGCATCAGGTTCATAGTCATAATAAGATTCCTGTGCGATCTTTCTTAATTCAGGATAGGTAACTCTATCATACCACATGTCTAACACTATGGCATTTACCTGACCATTTTTTCTAAACACCCCCCAAGTAGTTCTGGCAGAATAGGATGTTTTTTCTTTGGTGCTAAATGCAGTATCCCAAGATTGTAGAACATATTCGATGTCAGGAAGATTAGAGTTCTCCCAAGGAACCCACCACTCAGCTTTTAAGATACCACCACCCTTGGGCATAGGTCTTTGTTGCAATTGACCTGCTGATGCGTAACTCCCAAGACTCTTTTCAATATTATCCAAAGTCTTTTTGTCAATACGT